CCCCCCGCGCCCGTTTATGAAAAACACGCATCCAACGACAGCGACGAAGCTGCCCTGTTGGATGCTCTGCTGGCCGAAGCAGAAAGGGTGTGCGACCACTGGAAGGACGGCCCCGAGGCACGGCAACAAATGCGCGATGACGTTATGGCTGTCGCCAAGGATCAATGGCGTGACCTACTAGACCACTTCAGAACGGCATACCCCAAGCGCTAACCCCTCAAACCCGCCCCGAGCGGGTTTTTTTACGCTCACCCCTTGATTTCACATGGTGAAATGTGATAATAGGCACATTCCATAATGTGGGATTGTCATCTTGCAATGTGGAATCTATCAACCTTCTCTTTGCAAAGAAAGACCCACATGCAACTGCACGAAATCCGCGAAGCACGCGCCGCCAAGGTGGCCGAGGCCCGCTCCCTGCTGGCCGCTGCCAATGGCGCAAACCTGACGCCTGAGCAGCAATCCAAGTTCGACGCCATCAAGGGCGAAATCACCAGCCTGGAGAGCCAAGAGCAGCGCCAGCAATTCATCGAGGACGCCGAGCGCCGCAGCGTGGGCCAACCGGTGGACAAGCCGCGCCAGGACATGGAAGGCCAGGTCAACGTGCTGGACGCCATCCGCTGCCAGATCGAGAACCGCGCCGCATCGGGTGCATTGGCTGAGTTCCAAGCCGAGGCCAAGCGCCAGGGCATCGAAGCCCGTAACGGCGGCATCCTCGTCCCCACATCTATCTTTGAAAAGCGCGCCACGATGACCACGACCGGCGCCGCTGCCGTGGTGCCCGATGACTACCGCGCCGATCAATTCATCGGCCTGCTGCGCAACAGCATGATCGTGAAGAGCCTGGGCGCCCGCGTGCTGACCGGCCTGCGCGGCGATACCGTCCTGCCCAAGGCCACGGGCGCCAGCACCGCCTACTGGATTGCCGAGGGCGACAGCCTGACGGAATCGGGCACCACGTACAGCACCATCAAGCTGGAGCCCAAGACCGTGGGCGCGCTGACGGCCTTCTCCCGCAACCTGGCGTTGCAGAGCAACCCCTCGATTGAAGCCCTGCTGCGCGATGACATCGCCGCCGTGGTGGGCCTGGCCGTGGACAAAGCATTGCTCCATGGCACCGCAGCCGCCAAACAGCCGGTGGGCATCCTGAACGTGACCGGCATTCAAACCGCATCGCTGGCGACTCTGACCTGGGCCGCCATCGTCGGCATGCTGGAAAAGCTGGGCCTGGAGAACATCACGGCCAATGCCATCGTGACCCATGCCAAGGCCGCGACGAAGCTGCAAACCACGCTCAAGGACGCCACTGCCGGTAGCGAGTACCTGATGCAAGCTGGCCGCGTGGCTGGCCTGCCTGCCTACGTCACCAACCAACTGGACGCCAAGACCGGCACGCCCAACACGGGCCGCGTGATCGCTGGCGACTTCTCGCAACTGGTGATCGGTGAGTGGGGCGCCACCGAAGTGCTGGCCAACCCCTACGCCGCTGGTTACTACGAAAAGGGCGACGTTCAACTGCGGATCATGCACAGCATGGATGCCGTGGTGCGCCATCCCAAGGCGTTCGTGGTGGCTGACGACATGACCATCTAAGGGGCAGACGATGACGCTTGAAATTCGTACTGGCGAGCTTCGGGCGTCATCGCCCGGACGATTGACCGGATATGTTGCGCGCTTCAACTCGGAAACCCGCATCGGAGACTTCTCCGAAGTGATCCGCGCCGGGGCCTTCAAATCCTCGCTTTCCGATGGCCGCAACATCGTGGCACTGGCTGACCACGACCGCCGCGCCCTGCTGGGAAGCACCGCATCCGGCACCTTGCAACTTCGGGAGGACGCCCATGGATTGGCTTTTGAGCTTCGCCTGCCTGATACCTCAGTGGCCCGCGATATTGCCGTTTTGGTGGAGAGCCGGGTTATCCAAGGTGCATCGTTTGGCTTCATCGTTCCGCCTGGTGGCGACACCTGGCTAGACCGTGGCGACGGCTCCATGCTGCGCGAGCTGCGCAACGTGGAATTGCACGAGGTGACAGTGACGGCGACGCCCGCTTATCAAGACACCGAAGTAGCGAAGCGCAGCCGCCCGCATCAGCAAACCCATGTTGACCTGAACCGCGTTTGGCTGGAGACCTGCCGATGAGCATCATCACCCGCATCAAAAGCGCCATCGGCCTGGAAGAGCGCTCCACCCTGGGCGTCAACGGCTGGCCCATTCCGCTGTCGGCCAGTGCAGTGAACCCCACCACCGCGCAAGGCGTGAGCGCCGTCTATGCCTGCGTCCAAGCCATCGCAGAGACAACGGCATCCCTGCCGCTGATCCTGTTCAAGCGCAACGGCGACGACCGCGAGCGCGCATCAGACCACCCGCTGTATCGGGTTCTGCACGACCAAGCCAACCCCGAGCAGACCGCCCTGGAGTTCCGCGAGTACATGCAGGCCTGTGTGCTGCTGCGCGGCAATGCTTTTGCCCGCATTGTGCGCGGCTGGGATGGCCAGGTGCGCGAGCTGTGGCCGCTCAACCCCGACAACGTGCAAGTGCAGCGCACGGCATCCGGCCTGGTGTACGACTACACGAAGGACGGCGTTCTAACCCGCCTGCTGGCCCATGAAGTGCTGCACCTTCGCCACCGCCTGGGTGATGATGGTGTGTTGGGTGTGTCTCCGATTGCTGCCGCCCGAGGCGTGGTGGAGCTGGCCCTGTCCGAGCAGGAACACGGGCGCAACACCTTCACCAACGGCGCCAAGCTGCTGGGCGTGCTCAAGTTCCCCGGCAAGCTCAAGCCAGAGCAGCGCACGGCCATCGCGGCATCGTGGGCCACCCAGTACGCGGGCGGCGCCAATGCAGGCCGCACCGCTGTGCTGGACGAGGGCGTGGACTTCCAAGCCCTATCCATGAGCCTGGAGGATGCGCAGTGGATCGAGGCCCGCAAGTTCTCCGTGATCGAGGTGTGCCGCTTGTTCCGTGTGCCCCCCGTCATCGTGCAGAGCATGGAGGAAGCGAACTACTCCAACAGCGTGGAGCTGGCCCGACAGTTCATTACCTTGTCCCTGCGCCGTCATCTGGTGGCATGGGAACAAGCCATCGCCAAGCAACTGCTTACCGAAGCCGGACGCCGCAGCTACTTTGCCGAACACCAGGTAGAGGGCCTGCTACGGGGTGACAGCGCCAACCGTGCAGCGTTCTATTCCTCCGGCATTTCCTCCGGCTGGATGCTGCCCAGCGAAGCGAGACGACTTGAGAATCTGCCCACGATTGAGGGCATAGACGATGCGCCGCCCACTCAGATTTCAAATCCGATTGGGGCACCGCTGCCATACCCGAGCAAGCAATGAGCACCGAACGCACATGGCCCTATCAACCCCCGAAGCGTTGGACGAAGGCCAACAACGGGCGCTTGCTGCCGCTCAACTCCGACGCCTGGAGGAAGCTGCGCCGCCGTGTCCTGGCCGAGCAGCCGCTGTGCCAGTACTGCCCGCCAGGGACGGTAACGCCAGCGACTGAGGTTGACCACAAGAACAACGACCCAGCCGACAACAGCCGGGAGAACCTTGTCAGCACATGCAAGCCCTGCCATTCCATCAAGACGATGGCCGACCTGTACGGCAGGCCTGCGCGCATGGGTTGCGACGAGAACGGTATGCCGATTAACCCGGCGCATCACTGGAATCAGAAATCACGGGAAGTTAGTGACCGCTAACCGACCGGTTCCCCTTCTTTTAACGCTCACTGCTTAAAAAATAGGCAATCATGAAGATGACACCGAAGCGCCAACGAGCCGACAGCGCCAAGGCCGCAGTGCAAGCGCACCAGAACGCCGCCCAAGCGCCTATTGAGCCGCCCGCGTACATCACCCTGCCTGCCGCTTGCCGTCCATTCTGGGATGCCATCGTGACCGCTCGCCCGCGTGACACATGGAACGATGCAGACCTGGCGAACGCTGCGAACCTCGCCCGCGTACAGCACGCCATTGAATCGGCTGTGATCGGCAGTGATGAGCATGCCAAGCTGACCCGCCTGTCCATGGCCCTGGCGCGTGCCGTGGCTGTGCATCCGACTGCGACTGTAGGCCGCGCTGCTGACCTGGTGAACGCCGCCACTGCCGAGCGTGAAGCCCGCCAGGATGACGGCGACGAGCTGATCCCCCGCCTGCGCGCCGTATGAGCCGAGCCGCCCGCATCATCGCCTTTATCGAGCGTTTCTGTGTGACGCCCGAGGGCGCGCATGTGGGCAAACCGCTGGTGCTGGCTGACTTCCAAAAGCAGTTCATCAAGGACGTTTACGACAACCCCGCAGGCACCCGCCGCGCCATCCTGAGCATTGCGCGCAAGAACGGCAAAAGCGGGCTGATTGCGGGCCTGCTGCTGGCCCATTTGGTGGGGCCCGAGGCCCAGCAGAACGCGCAAATCGTCAGCGGCGCCATGTCCCGCGACCAGGCCGCCCTGGTGTTCAATCTGGCCTGCAAGATGGTGCAGCAGTCCCCGAAGCTGTCTCCCCTGGTGAAGATCATTCCCAGTGGAAAGCGCCTGATCGGCCTGCCGCTCAACGTGGAGTACAAGGCCCTCGCCGCCGATGGCAAGACCGCGCACGGCCTGTCCCCAGTGCTCGCCATCCTTGACGAAATCGGCCAGGTGCGTGGCCCGCAAAGCGACTTCATCGACGCCATCACCACCAGCCAGGGCGCACATGAAAACCCCCTGCTGATCGCCATCTCGACGCAAGCCGCATCGGACGCCGACCTCCTGAGCCAGTGGATTGACGACGCCAAGCGCAGCGACGATCCCCGCATCGTGTGCCACCTATACGCCGCGCCCGAGGGTTGCGACTTGATGGATGAGAGCGCCTGGAAAGCCGCCAATCCGGCCTTGGGTTTGTTTCGCTCCGAAGATGACCTTCGGGAGCAGATGCAGCAGGCGCAGCGCATGCCGAGCATGGAGAACAGCGCCCGTAATCTGCTTCTCAACCAGCGAGTTTCGACTGAATCGCCGTTCATATCGCCGGACGTTTGGAAGGCGTGCGGCAACTGCGCAAATTCGCGCAGTTTCGACGGCACCGTGTTCGCCGGCCTGGACTTGTCCGCCCGAACCGACTTAACCGCCCTGGTGCTGGTGGGCCAGGACGATGACGGCGTGTGGCAAGTGCAGTCACATTTCTGGACGCCCGAGCAGGGGTTGCAGGATCGCGCCCGCCGTGACCGCGCACCCTATGACGTTTGGGTGAAGCAAGGCTTTCTCCGTACCACGCCAGGCGCGACGGTGGACTATGCCCATGTGGCCACCGACATGCTGGAGATTCTCGACGGCCTGGACGTGCAGGCCATCGCGTTCGACCGCTGGCGCATCAACGAGCTACGCCGGGAGCTGGATCGGCTGGGCGTGGAGCTGCCGTTGGTAGAGCACGGCCAGGGGTTCCGCGATATGGCTGGCGCCCTCGACGCCCTGGAGGCGGAATTGCTCAACCAGCGTATCGCCCATGGCGGCCATCCGGTGTTGACCTGGTGCGCAGCCAACGCCACGACCGTTCGTGATCCAGCCGGGAATAGGAAGCTCGACAAAAGCCGCGCCACGGGCCGGATAGACGGCATGCAGGCCCTGGCCCAAGCAATGGGCGCCGCGAGCCGTGCCGAGGCTTCTATGGCCTACGCGGGAGACGGTTTCATGTTCGTTTGAATTTCACCCTAGCCGGGAGGGGCCGCAAGGCATGGCCCGGACGCGGATTAGTCGGTGAGTGCCGCGCGTAAGCAAAACCCCGACAGCCAGCGAGCAAGACTTCACGGCATGGATGCAAAGGTGAGTGATTCTCTGATGCACCTGTGGCCCTGTCCCTTTCACTTGCGGCGCTGGCACCCCTTTTTCCAATCATTTGAAAGATTCAAATGCTGACCCTGCCCGAAGTGAAACTGCACTGCCGCATCGACCACGCCGACGAGGACACGTTGCTGTCCGCCATGATTGACGCCGCCGTGGCATCCGTGGGCGATTACATCAACGCGCCCGAGCCACTGGACGCCACCGCACCCGCTCCGGTGAAGGCCGCCGCGCTGCTGCTGGTGGGCACGCTGTACGAGCACCGCGAAGAACTGATCGAGCGCCCGCTGTCCAAGAACCCCACGTTTGAACGCCTGCTGGCACCGTACCGGGTGTACGCATGAAGGCCGGGGATCTGACGCAGCGCGTGACGGTGGAACGGTTCACCAGCACAGTGGACGACTGGGGAACCCCTATCGAGAGCTGGGCCCCCCTGTTCACCTGCTGGGCCAGCGTGGAGCCGCTGGTGGGCCGGGAGTACATCGCGGCGCAGGCGTTGCAGTCTGAGGTGACGACGCGGATAAGGATGCGCTTTCGCCCTTGGATGACGGCGCAGGATCGCGTGATCCACGATGGCAAGACCTACAACATCGTGAGCGTGATCGACGTGCGCTCGGAGAACCGCGAACTGGTGTTGATGTGCAGGGGCTGAAACGACAAACCCGGCGCAAGGCCGGGTTTTGAATTGGTGGGTCGTAGTGGGATCGAACCACTGGCTTCCACCGTGTGAAGGTGGCACTCTACCGCTGAGTTAACGACCCTTTGAACGCACTCCAAAAATCAGAAGTTGCGTACAAGTTGCGTACTGCGCTTCGACGACCAATCAAAATCCCGCGTAAGCCATTGATTTTATTGGTGGGTGATACATGGATCGAACATGTGACCCCTGCCGTGTGAAGGCAGTGCTCTACCGCTGAGCTAATCACCCGTTGTCGTTGCGACAGC